ATTGTACAAATTTAGGAACTAAATCTCAAGATAAAACTACTGACTTTAGTAAAGAAGTATGAGTGTATTTAGTAATGCAGTTCAGCATATTGAAGCAGGTCAAAGAGGAGAAAATATTGGATTATCAATGGGATTTAAATCTTTAGTAGAGTATATTCCTAATCTACAGAAAGATAATTTATATTTAATCGGTGGAGAAACTGGATCTGGAAAATCTGCATTTACTTACAATCATTTCTTATATCATCCATTTGATGACTGGAAAGCTAATTATAGTAAAACTATGAAGTTTAAAGCTTTTGTATGGAGTATTGAAATGTCTAAAGAGATTGTAGTTACAAAAGCTATATGTAGAAGAATATTTATTCAACATAAGATTTTAGTTGATGTAAATTATATTCTTTCAAGAGGTAAAAATAGAATTTCCAGTGAGATTTATAATTTAGTAATTAGTACTAAAGATTGGTTTGATGAGTTTGAAGATAGAGTATTATTACTTCCTAATGAAAACCCAACAGGAATTAGTCATACAATAAGAAATTATATGTTAGATAATGGTACAGTCTTTACTAAAGATGTTAAAGTTAAAGGTGAAGATGGTAATCCTAAGATAGTACAAGGTTTTGATTATTATAAACCTAACTATCCTGATATGTATGTGATAGTAATTATTGACCATGCTGCCCTAATAAAAAAGGAAAGAGGATTTAATAAAAAGGAAACTATTGATAAAACTATGGAATATTTAATAGATTTAAGAAATAGATATAAGATTATTCCAGTAGTTGTTCAGCAGTTAAATAGAGAAATATCTTCAACAGATAGGTTTAAACAAGGTAGAATTGGTCCTCAACTTGCAGATTTTAAAGAAACTTCTGATACTTGTGATGGTGCTAATTATGTAATGGCTTTATTTTCTCCAATGAGATATGAATTATCTGAATATAAAGGTTATAATATTACAGCTTTAAGAGATAGGTTTAGAACTTTAAGTATCTTAAAAACAAGAGATGGAGAAGCTAATATTCATAAAGGGTTAGCATTTCTTGGTGAAGTAGGCATGTTTCAAGAAATGCCTAGATCTGAATCTATGACAATTCAAGATTATGAAAAAATTACTAATCATACAAAATATAATGGATAATGTTTAACAAGAAAAAAAATAAAGTAGAGTGGACAGATAAAACTGCCCCTAAACAAAGAAAGTTAGAATTTAGCCTTACTACAAGTTTAGGTATAAAACCTATTGAAAGTTATAATAATAATATACCTATTGCTAGTGAAAGTATTCATAAGTTACTATTAGTAGATACAGATTCCCCAAAAGAAGATATTAAAGAAGCTTTAATGGAACAATTTGAAATCTTTTATACTGAAGTTTGTAAAGCTATTGATAGTAGTACAGAACTTTCAGAAGGTTACTGGAAAGATAAAAAGATTAAAGAAGAAGAAACTAATTCAATATTATTATAATGGATAAAGTAAAACAGATTTTATTAGAAGATTTTAAAGATCCTTCTAAATCTTATGATGTAAGACAGAGGTTAGTAGATCCTAGGACTATTGTATATTGTATTGTTAATAATGTTAAATATAGTTTAAAATGAGTAAATTCCTTAATAATATAATTGTAGGAGAGTTAAATGCTACACAATTTCAAATTGTTACTAAATATTTAGACAAAATTGGATATATCCCAAGAAAAGGAAAAATAAAAGAATATACAAAAGGAATAGCTATTAAAACTATGAAAAATAATAGATATGGTTTAAATTATTTAAAACAATATAAATATTTCATTAAAAAAGCTCTTACTCCTTATAAAAATTATAAATTATTATCATTTAGAGATTTTTCTAAAGAAATAAATAAAGAAATAAAATCTATTGAAAATAAGATTGAAATTAAAGAAATATCTACTATTCCTTTTATTCCTAAACCTGAAATCAATACTTTACTGATAAATAATATAGTATATCTTACAAAAGATAAATTAATTTACGCCTATGAGCATACCTCTGAAGATAATAAGAATCTTTTAATCTTTTTATTTGGTAAAGATTTATTTTTAGATAAAGAATATTCAGTAGGTCAATATTTTGAGTATATAAATAAGAAGTTTGTAATTGCTAAAATTGGAATGAATATTATTCAAATGTTGGATACTACTAACTTTGAGAACTTTGGAAAGAGTACTATAGTAAGGGATATTTATCATATTACAGAAAAAGAATTACAAGCTTTATTGGGAATATATTACGGACAATTTAAATTTATAGATAAATAATGGCAAGAGATTATTATAAAATTCTTTTAGTAAGTCAATCTGGAAAGGGCAAAACATACTCATTTAGGAACCTGAATCAAGAGACTACAGGTTTTATCAATGGAGAGAATAAACCTTTACCTTTTAAGAATAATTTTAAGTATCATGGTAAACCTACAGCTTCTGGTGGGGTATTTGCAGCTCTTAAAGCTTATGCTGAAAATAAAGAAATAAACTGTATAGTTATAGATAGCTTGAGTGCTGTATTAGATATGTTTCTTACTGAAGCTAAAGCTAGTAAAAAAGGATATGATATATGGAATTATTATAATGAGCTTATTAGCAAGTTCTTATCTGAAGTAAAGAAAGTTGAAAAGGAAGTATTTCTTACAGCTCATTATGAATGGATTCAAGATGAGAATGGTGCTAAGGAAAGAAGGACTAAAACTCAGGGAAAGACTTGGGAAGGCTGGATTGAAAAAGAGTTCTCTATTGTAATGTTTGTAGATAGAAGGTTAGATGAAGACAAGAAAGTAGAAGCTTGGTTTGATCTAGCTTTAGATGCATCAAGTAGTAAATGTCCACCTGAAATCTTTGGAGAATCTACATTTAGGATTCCAAATGACTCAAATTTTGTATTAGAAAAGATTTTAGAATTTGTAAAATAATGAATATTAACCAAATAAATATATAAATAAAATGGCAGCAGTAGAAATTGATAAAAAGTTAGTGTTTGAAAGTATCACTGAAAAAGGGATGACAAAAGAAGAAGTAAGAACACAGTTCTATCCATCATTAGATGAAAAAGTTTGGGCAAAAGCTTTAAAGGCTATGAATATGAGTAGGCTTAGTCCTCCAATGTTTATAATCAAAGAAATGGATGAAAGTGATAGTATTACTAAAGATAGTGTTACTAAAGATACTTCTAATCAAGAAAGTAAAAGTTAGATAGTAATTTTTATCACTAAAGTAAGAAAAAAATAGTATTTAAACAAGGATAAACAACTTGATTTTAAAAAAGTTTTATCCTATCATTGTAATTTAATAAAATTTAACATATGGCAGACGAAGTATTTGGATTTAATGAGGAAACTCCTGAAGGCAAAGATTTTAATTATATTATAGCAACAAAAGAAACAGCACTTCAAAGTGATATTCTCTATAAGGATTTTACAGTAGGAAAATGGGAGGATGGAAGTCCTTATTTTGAAGTAACTGTTCAAGATAAATCAGGTAAGACCTGTACTGGAAGGTATAGTCTTCCTAAAGCCCAACCTACAAAGAAGAATGATGACCCTAAAGGTAAAATCTTAGCTATCTTAAAGAATTTTACTACTAAGGTATTAGGGGATAAAGTTAAAATGGAAGGTAATAGTTTAGAAGATTTATTTACAAAAACTGCTGTAGCTATTAAAGCTAAAGCTGGTTGGGACAAGATTAACCTTACAGCAATCTTTATTCATGATGATAAAGGTTTTACCAAGCTAAGGAAATTTAGTCCAATAGTAGAACTTACATCTGATAAAGAAGCAGTGGCTAAATTACAGTTAGCACCTTTTGAACTAGATAGTTTTACAACTAAAATCCCTTCACAAGAAACAACAACTGAAGCTGCACCAGCAGGAACAGATATATTTTAGAAGATAAATAGTAAGCCCTGTACATAACAAAGTGTACAGGGTTTTATTTCTTATATTAACTATGTATCAAATCAGGCCAGATCTCAATAAAGTCAATATTCTATCTACTATCTCAGAAATTGATATTTTTAGGGCTTACTGCTCAAATTTTAAAAAGCCTGGAGAGATGTTTCACTCAGAATTTAGAAAAGATCCTAATCCAAGTTGTTCTATAATCAATTATAAAGGAAAAATTATATATAGTGATTTTGGTGACATTAAAGGATTATCTTGTTTTGATTATGTGATGCATAAGTATAAAACAGATTATTTTACAGCCCTTTCTATTATCAATAGAGATTTTAACTTAGATTTAGATGGTAAAGAAATTAACAATATTCCAATAAAGCACCCTCTTGCAGTATATGAACAGTATGATAAGATTTATATTGGAAGTTCTGTAATTAAAGTTCATTATAAAGAATGGGATAAGGTTTCTATAGATTATATGACCCAGCATAAACTAGACTATAGAAGAGTTGAAGAAAAGTTTAGGGTCAAACCTATAGATTATTATTGGATTAATGGTTATCAATTTAAAGCTGCAAAACTATCTTTTGCATGGTACTTAGGTTTATATGAAGGTAGAACTATTTATAAGATTTATCAACCCTTAGAAAAGAAGTATAAATGGTTTCATAATCTTAATCAATCTATTATTCAAGGTTGGAACCAACTTCCTAAAACTGGAAAAATAGTTATATTGACAAAAGCATATAAAGATGTCTGGTGTTTTGATAATTATGGATTTAATGCTATAGCCCCTGCTGCTGAAGGTTGGGAAATTCCAGATAAAGTAATTGATAATTTATTTCAAAGATTTGATAATATATATGTTAACTATGACTTTGACTATACAGGAATCAAAGGAATGAATAAGTTAAAAAGGGAATATGGGATAAAACCTATTTCACTTATACAAGGAAGATTAAGTAATTTAATACAAACTGAAAGTTATTGGAAAGATAAAGATTTTGCAGATTTATGCAAAAATAGTTCAACAGAAAGTATACAAGAAGAAATAAAACTAATTAAATACAAACTTAACTTATAAAAGTATGAGAACTTTTGTAAAATTTTATCTAAAAGATGGGGTTAAAAAAGTAGAAACTATTGAAACTACTGGGTATGGAGATGTTGAAAGTAAACTTAAAGAAAAACATCCAGACTTGGAAAAGATAATTTATAGAAATATAGTAGAGAATGCAGCAGATGGATTTAAAGCAGGAAGTTTAATGTTAGCAAATAGTTAATGGGTAAAGAATTCTTTATTCCTTTAAATGTACCATCTTCAAAAAATAGTAAAATATGGACAGGTAAATTCTTAGTATGGTCCAAAGCTGCCCAAAAATATAGAAGAGAAACTTCTACAGTCTGGAAAGCTTTAAGAAATGAATTTATAAAAGAATTTATATTAAAAGAACAACCTGTTAAAATATCTTTTAAGTTCATTAGAGGAACAAGACATAAATTTGATTATACTGGCCCACTTGAAACAATTCAAGATATTATGAAGGAATTTAAATGGATAGAAGATGACAATTCAGATATATTATTTCCAGTATTAGAACAATATGAATATGATAAAAAGAATTCAGGTGTTATAATTAAAATTCTATAAATGGAAGATAACTTATCAGAAGGGGCTTTTGAAAATATGAATGCTCCTTATAATCAGATAACTATATCTTTTGAATTTACTGTAACTTGTAGTGTCACTTTAGATAAACAAGATTATATAGATGAAAAAGATGAAGTTAAAAGTAAATGTAAACAAGCAATTATAAATGCATTACAAGAATATGTAGATAATGTAGATGTAACTTAAAATGAATAAAATAGAACTTTTTAAAGAAGTTGTAAGTAAGAAAACTAACTTACAAGGATGTATTGATAGATATGTAGATTCTTTCCTTATAAGTAATACTCGAAAAGATAGAGATAGGGTAATTAAGAATAAAGGAAAGATAGAGGCTTATAAAGAAATATTAAGTATAATTAGTAAATCGTAATTTATAAATTAAATATTATATTATTATGTCGACAACAAGAACAATTATGTTTAAACTACTTACACAAAGTGGTTTGTTAAAAATTGAATCAAGTGCAAGAACATTCGGGGAATTGAAAGAAGAGCCTGAATTAAAGAAGTTAAATATTGATTGGTCTTCATCAAAGTTAATTGATAAAGATTCTAAAGTAAGTTTTGATTTGGATGAATCAGTTCTTCCAGCAATTAAATGTTTAATGTTTGTAACACCAACCAAGACTAAATCAGGCCAAGATTTAC